GGCACAACTGATACAATAGATGTTAAGATAACAGTAAAACCTTTCTACTATCAATCGGTGTAATAAGTTATGGCTAGATGGGTTAGATGGAATAATCCTACTATTAAGCCACCTTTTGGTGCTCAGATAGATTGGAGTAATCCAATTACTGAGGGATTGGTTGGATGTTGGCTGTTTAATGAAAATTGTGGCATCCCTTTAAATTTAGTTACAAAAAATATCGGTGCTTTACTAAACGGGGCTCAGTGGTCTAATAATGGATTGAAATTTGATGGCGTTGATGATTATGTGGATTTAGATGCTATTACTATAGGAAATTCTGAACCGTTGACTGTAGCCACTAAGTTTCGTATGTTACACGAAGAGTCGGAAGATATGGTTATAATACAACAGTTAGACGGTACTGGTACAGGGCGTTCTTTACTGTATAGAAATGTGACTTATAATCAAGTAGCAACTTACCTAGGAGGTTCAGAATTAAGAGGCGGTCCTATATGGTATAGGGGAAGGAATTATACAGCAACCCTTACTACAGATGGAGTGGAAAGAAGACTGTATTTTGAAGGTAACTTGGTTGCTGGGCCAAGTACAGATGCTACTGAATTTGTAAACGGTAAAATTAGACTTGGAGCACATAAGAATTTAAGTAATTCAAGCCATTGGAATGGATATATTTATTATGTTTTCTTTTACAAAAGAAACCTTTCTGAATTCGAAATAAAACAACTCTACCACGAACCCTACTCTTTCTTCCTTTACCCACAGTATTGGTATTTAGTGGATTTTGGTGTAGTGCAAACTCCAGCTGCAAACCCAACAACATTGTTAGGATGTAATTTTTAGGGAGGTATAGATGCCATTTGTAGGAAGGCTTTTACTAGAGCCGTTGCCACCAAAGATTGTTAAGAAAAAGTTTCTTTGGCTTATTCCTTATACTAAGCTAGTCTTCGAGTTTAAAGTTTGTGAAGACTTCGTTTATGTTGATAATAAGCTAGAAATAACTACTGGTGTGTCAGCTGGAACAATGACAGACTTTGCATCAATTCCAAGAATCTTATGGCCAATATTGCCTCCTTGGGGGCGCTATGGCTGGGCGGCTGTAATTCATGATGACGGATATAGACATGGTAAATTTGACAGAAAGACTTGTGACTTGTTATTTCTTCATGCCATGGAGGAGCTTAATGTTGCAAAATGGAAACGTTATGTCATGTATAAGGCAGTTAGAAGATTTGGAAAATCTTCATACAAAGGAGGAACAGTTGAAAAGTATAATTGAAAACTGCTCTTTTGAAACAGTTCTTGCTATCTTAGGTATTTTCGTAGGCTTTGTAAAGTCAAGCCAGAAGGTCCTTCTTGGTGGAAAGCTTCGGTTTAGAGACATTGTTGCTCAGTCTATTGTAAGTGCCTTTAGCTGTCTAATGGCGGGGCTTCTTCTAAAGGCTGTATTGCCGAAGACGAGCATCGAGCTGATGCTATTTCTCAGTGGAATGTGCGGATACCTTGGTGTTGCTGGCTTGGCAATGCTTGTTGAAACTGTATTTTTAAAAGGGAGGATGTAATGTCTTTTGTAGCAATACCTGACCCGAGGACAGGCGGGGTGCAAGGCAGTGTTATAAATACTGCAACAGGAAATACGGTTTATTATGGATTTAATTTTAACTCTGTAGCTGCATCAATGAATCAGCAGTTCTTCGGTTCACAGCCGAAACCACCAAGTTATTATTCAGGTAATATACACTCTGACTTTGACGAAACAGAATATTTGTCGTCTAAGATATCTAAGCTCCAAAGGGAATTAGAACAGGTGCGGCACCAACAAGAGCAAGCACAGCCTACAAATAACTATGCAACCAAAATCATGGATACAGCTGTGTCTGCAGGACTAGAGCATCAAAAGTGGGTAGAGCAGCAGCAAGAATCGCTTCTTGACTATTACAAGCAAAGAATTGACAGACCTGTTGGAGATGCTGGAAATCTAATGGAAGCTGGAACAGCTGAACTAATGCGAGCTCAGAAGAGTGCAATGCATACAGTTACTAGTTCGTTAGCTGCAAGGGGTTTACTTGGCTCGAGTGCTGCGGAGAGTGCCTATGCAAAGATTGCTGGAGAAACAGCAACGAAAATTGGCTCGCTTGCTGCTGATACACAAAAGCAGCTTATACAAACACAGGTGGCCAGGGAATCAGCTTATCTTCAGGCAATGAATCAGTTACTTAGTATACCAGTACTTCAGGGTTATGCTGAGATTGCAAATGCAGGCGCAAATGCAAGTCTGTTTGCTGTTCCAACAGGAGGTTTTTAAGTTATGGAATACCAATATATTTATAACAAACTAGATGAGTTTGCAACATTGTCCCTAAGCCAAGCAGTCCCAATAGCAACAGGCCAGCAAGGGTCATTATATGCACGTGGTGCAGGAGATTTTATAAGAGCTATGTTTCAGACAGCAGCAACAGCTTACAATTCTATGATTGGCCTAGCTGACGCAGATGCACGAATACGAGCGGCTGCTATGAACGCAGACGCTACGATATTTAGTGCGCAAGCTAGTATGTATAATGCACGATTAGGCTATGCAGGACGTTCTGATATGGCAGCCGCAACGGTAGCAGCTGCTGCAGCAAGAGCAAACGCAGCAACAACTGCAGCTGCTCTACAATATCAGGCTAGCCAGAATAGTCTTGCCGAGTCCCAAAGGCAGTTTGATGCACAGCTTGGACTACAGACGGATGCTCTAAACTATGTCTCAAGCATACACGACCAAGCGCAGTCAATCCAAAGTTTAGCATATTCACTAGCAAACATAGACTACGACAGTACCCTGCATAGCTATAGTAATGAAGGAGGAAGTAATGATTAACATAATTCCGTCTTTAATGAGTGCTGCAAATACAGAACTTCGTCTTGCTTATGACTCTCTCTATAGAGCGTTCGACCATATGCAAAAAGAATATGGCTCAGAAGCTTTTATCCGAATGGTAGAAACAACTCCAGAGTTGCAAGATGCAATCAAAACTCCATCACTGCATGCTCTTGGACTGATGGTAAAAACAGGTCTGGTTTCTGTTCCTGACGCAATAGATGTCGTCCTGAAACTGAAGCGTGCAGAGCTCGAACAGCGTGCAACCTATGAAGCCTACAGAAAGTCTGTACTAGAAAATGAGAAGCTTAAGCAAGAAATTACTGCTACGAAGATAGCAGCTCTAAAAGACATCTATGGGATTCAGGAAACTCAAGCTACGATAGCAAAGACGAAACAAGAAGCCTACACAGCAAAGCATAATGAAATAAAGTCTCGTTTCGATACTCTTAGAGAGACACTGGCAAAGACATTTCAAGTTTCTATGTCTAACCAGTCTCTTGCAGCTCTTGCAAGCGAAGACATCCAGAAGTCATATCAAGAAGCCTTTGGTCTAATAAATGCTCTCGAGCAAAGAGCACACATCTACCTAGATGCTAACCCAGACTTACCTGCGTCGATAGCTGCAACAGACGTCCTCTTCGACAAGTCTGTAATGGACAGTGTCCTCCAGTCCTACACAAGAGACGACCTCATGGCTATGTCGAAAGCCATAAGAACTGTTCTCCCTCGACTTGCTGCAGCTATAGAGCAAACCTCTCAGTCTCCGTCTATGTCTAAAGAACTTGAAGACCTCAACTTCTTGTCTACAACACTAAGTGCATTTAACATAATGGGGATGTATGCTACGGACAAAAGGCTGCAAGAGGCAGAGTCTTTAATGAAACATCTCAAACGCTATCAGGAAGGAGAGTAACATGTATCTTCCACAGCCAGAAATAAAACGTGGTGTTAAAAGCAGCTTTTCGCTAAAAGAAATGGGGGAGTGGGCTGCAACCGGTGCTGGGATTGGTGCTGGGATAGGGTTGATTGGTGGAGCGGCTGCGTTGCCTGCAGCTATAAGTGGAGCACTTGAAGGAGGTCTGGCTTATGTAACTGGTTGGGCATGTGGGAGATTGGCGGCTACGCTGGGGTTGGATGAGAATTGGCAGGCATTTGCGGAGATTGTTGGTTCGACGATTTCGCCTGGCGGAGAGGTGTTGAATATTGTGGGGAAAGCTCCGAAGATGTCTAAGTTGATTATGAGGACGTTTACTGACTTGGCTGGGGCAGCTGGAGCGGCGTACTTGGGGTGGAGTATGGACGATGAAGACCCAAGAAGAGGGATGTTGGTTGGAGCTCTTGGTGGGGCTTTGTTGGTAGGTAGCGGACGGTTCTTTGATTTGGAGGGATTGGTTAAGAGGCATGGGGCGCAGATAGCTAAGAGGACTACGGAGCTGCCTGGGTTGAGACATATTAGAGAGATTCCTGAGATTTATGTTGGGAAGGAGGCTGTTGGATTAAGGGAAGCGATTGTAGATGGTATGAGGACAGCTTTTGCAAAGCATGCAGAGGCTCAGGAATTGTTGAAGAAGATTGCTGGTGCTGGTGTTGATGTAGATAGTGAGGTGGCTAGAGCGTTAGGGAGTTTGAAGTATGGTGTTAAGGCGAGCTTGTTGGATGAGCTTAAGAAGAAGATGCCAGAGATAAGCGAGTTTCTTGATGACTATATTAAGATTATGACTGACGATGCTAAGTTTATGGCTGACAAGGGGTTGCTTGACCCAGGGACGCTGGAGGCGTTTACTTATATTAAGAAGTCGCAAGACTACCTGAAGGTTCATATTCCAATTGTGCCTCGGATGGGAGAGAAGTTAGAAGGAATGGAAAAGATTATTAGGAAGAAGCCTCGTGGGATTCTGAGAGCGCAACCTATTTTGAAGGAAGCTGGGATTCAGAGACCAATTTCGAAGAAGCTGCTGCAGCAACTCAAGGAGCAAACTGGGATAAAGAGTCTTAAGGAGCTAGCTCCTGGGACGAAGATAAAGATAAAAAGAAAAAGTGGGAAGATTGACGAGTGGACTGTAATAAGAAAGGGTAATAAGAAATACTTAATGCGGCACTATAAGCCAGAGGAATATAAGAAGATTGCTGAGGGTTACATAAAGCAAGGTGTCTGGCCAGAAGGAACTATCTTAGAGCCAAACCTTGTTGCTGGAGCAATCAAGTATGCAAGTGAGCGTGGCCAGTTGTATAAGAGGGCGTATACGTTGGATAAGATCGAACGAGCACTGACAGAGCATGGACTTGTTGGGACAGCAAAAACGAGCACGCTGACGGTTAAGATCCCAGAGATTCGGCTGAATGATAGCTGGGGAATAAAGGCCTTCGGAAGGCTAAGTGGAAAGTGGACTACTCCAGAGGTTGCACAAGCACTGGAGAATTTGAATGAGCTATTTAACTATTCGCCTTCGAATATTGCCACAGGCATCTTAGGTGAGTTCACTCGACGTTGGGCTTCAATGACAAACTTCGGAAAGAAATGGTTCTTGGGGCTGCACTTTAAGAGCTACATAAATCAGGCACTTGGAGATATTGCACTATGTCTTGTTAATGGGCATAATCCTTCGACTGTTTTGAGAAAAGGCTTGGAAGCGCTTAGTGATAAAGATTTTAAGGCAGCTTTCGAACGCCTTGGTGGAGGTTCTGTAGGAATAGAGCATGACACAATAGCAAAGGGCTATGACTATGTGAGTGGAAAGCTGTTGAAGAGAGACAAAGTTAAAGGTGCTCTTGCAGCTCTCGATGCAATTGGAGACAAATTGATTGGTGCTTTTGGCTACACTGATAAAGTCTTCCGTGCAGGTCTCGTAAGGCATTTCATGGATGAAGGTCTTAAGATGGAAGATGCAATGAAGAAGGCCTTCGAAGTAATGCCGACTTATGACTTGCTGCCTGCAGGAATTAAGACGCTGAGAGACACAATCTGGCCTTTTATATCGTTCTCCTATGCTACACTTCCAAAGATTGTGACGGCAGCCGCACGCAATCCTGCAAACTTTCTTCTGTTACTAACATTTGCAGAGGCAATTCAGGTCGCAGGCTTCCAAGAGATGTATGGCGCACACTGGCGAGAAGGAAGGAAGTTCGAGAAGCTTGTCAACGAGCATTACATGCAGCCTCAAATCGGAGGCTTCTTTGCAGACTACATCCGCATCCCAAAACTCGGCAATGTCCCAGGTGGCTATATGTCCATATCTTGGCTACCTTGGAATCTACCTGTCTCCCTTCCTGCAGTAACAGAAGCCAGCCGTCCAACATTCTGGGGAGCAACCATGTTTCTTCAGCACCCTGTAATTAAAACGGTGTTTGGAATGCTTATGAATTTGGACCCTGCGAGTGGAAGGACGGTGTTTGACTATGCAGGGCCAGGAAGGACATGGGAGTCCATTGTGCAGTGGTATGCAAAGAATCTGCTGCCAGCACCTCCAGGAACTGGTAAGTGGGCTATGCAGTATTTTGCTAGAGAGGGTTGGCTGCAGCCAGTGACTAGTTGGTTTAACTATTTTGGAGTGGACTTTGCAGGGAAGCCTTATGAGTTGGAGCATTTGTTGTGGAATAATATTTTGCCGACTGTAAAGAGATATGATCCGAGTTATAAAGCTGCGATGGAGTGGCTTAGGATTAGGCATTCTATTGAGGAGCATAAAAGAGGGCTGATGAAGCTAGTGTATAGAGGAGCTGACAGAGAGACACTTGTGAAGAGGATGGAAGCAGTGGGAGAATACGAGAAAGAGCAGTTTGAGAAGGCTAAAGAGATTGGAGCAGCAATGAAGCTGCTCCGTTAAGTTAGAAGTGGTCGATGTCTGGGTCGAAGAGATAGTCGGTGTCTTCGGAGCGAAGTTTTCTCCAGCATTCTTCGCAGCGATAGTTGAAGGTGGGCTTCCCACAGTCATGACAGCGACGAGTTGGCTTTGGTGTCTCGAAATCTTCGTCTAGTTCCTCTAGCTTTTGTTTCCATTCTTTTCCAATTGAGATTCGAACAGATGGAAAGTGGCGATAGAGAAGGAGATTTGCTTTATAGCGCTCGTTCTCAATGTCATAGACCCATGTGCGATATCGACGACTGTAGTAGGGGACTAGATACTCTCCAGTCTCTTTGTGTCGAACTCTACCCCAGCTGGAGATTTCGTAATCAGGGTGAAGGATGAATGTGACCCAGTCTTCGTTGTAGTTAAACATCTCTTCGCTCCGTTTTTGGTCTGTCGTCTAAATGCGGCATTCTCTCGACTGTTGCAATCAGCATTGCAAGTTCACAGATGGCATGGTAGAGATGTGGGAGGTTGCTTTCTTCGTCAATGTCTTTGCCAGACAGCCACTTCCAAAGATGTCTTTGTGCTGCAGCGAAGAGTCTCGTCGCCTTGATGCCTTTCTCCCAATTGCGTTCACCATATTTCTTTTCTTCTGCTCCGTAGCGAAGGACTTCGGCAATAGCAAAGACTGCTTCTGGTGGAATTAAGTCCATTCGAGGCTTTCCTTTGTCGAACTTCTTTCCTTCCTCTGTTAACTTCGGCTTAGCCTCAGCAAGCTCTTCACTAACACAATTTAGACAAGTAGTTGAATCAAACATGTCAGAAGCTTCATAGTAACGATGGCACTTTGCACAAAGTATCAGGCCTGCATCACTCATAATGCACCTCCTTTAGTCGTCTTCTACAGCCTCCCAAACAAACCTACCAAATTCGCCTCCTCTCCAGCGACCTAGACCGAAGAAAGCTCCGTAGTCCAGCAGTGTCTCGATAACCTTGAAGTCGATTTTGTGAGGATTGCTGAGAATTTCGATTGTAACTTCGAACTGTGCATTGTAGACAACTTCACTAGTCGCAAGGGCAATTCTTTCGCCTCTTGCTGTCATCCCACGAATTGGTCGTTCCAAGACTCCGTCGATTTCTTTCGCAATCCATATCCACCTAGGCTGGACGAAGACGAATTTTGATAGCTTGTCTCGGAGAGCTGCAATCTTCAAAGACTTCTTCAAGTTGTTTCCTGCCTCTTTGAGGAAGCCTTTGAATTGATAGTTACAGATGTAGATACCATCCTCGTCCTTAAAGAAGACTGTGTGCGTCGTAGCAAAACTATCGTCATCCTTACCAAGTGCTGTCGCCTCTAGTTTCTGCTGCTCGTCTGGCTTCACAGCAATCTTTAAAAGGTCTCTAATGTTCATGTTAGCTGGGACTGTGCCCAGCAATGGTTCTGTGCATGTGATTTTGTAAGTCTTTCTTTCTACTTTCATAAAGCCTCCTTTGTTTCATATTTGCCTCTCTTCTCGTCTCCGAGCTATTCCATGCCCTCGCACCACCATGCCCCGTTAAAACAATGCCCTGCCATTGCAATGCACACAACGCTATACGTAGCCACGCCTGCGCACAGACATACAGTTCCGAACAATACCACGCCGTAGCCAAGACTTACAATGCCATCGCACTGGCATACCCTGCCTCCGCCTCACACTGCCATGCCAATTTGCCATTGCTTGTCGGTGCCAAGCTATGCCCAACCATCAATCCTCTTCAAGCTCTTCTTTTAGCTTACTAACAAATTTATACTTTCTTCGTCTTACAAGCCCAGCAAATTCCTTATCATGTGTCCTATGCATCTCCAATAAAATAGCCATATCAGCAAGCTCTTTCTTCAACGGCTTAAATTGCAACGGGGTTTTATCTTCAGCTAGGGCTCGTTGGTATTTGAAAAAGAGCTCGCAGATATGATGTTCTATTACGAGATGGCGGAAGTACTCATTGGAGTACTTTGAGACTACATCTTTAAAGTTAGGCATTGTTTGTTTCCTCCATTCCGTTAGGTGTTATGTAATATCTAAGGCCTGCTCCAGTTCTGCGGACTTCAACAATGTTGCTGTTGAGGAGTTCTGCGAGGAGTTGCTTCAGTTCGAAAGGCTGGATGTCTCGGCTGAATGTGAAGAAGATTTCGCTGCGTAAGACGCCTTTGTCGCCTCGGGTGCGTAGGAGTTTTAGAAGCTGGTTTTGAACAGTTGCTAGTGGATTGCGTCCAATGCAGTCGAAGCATTGTTTTATATAGGTTTTGACTCGAAGAAGAGTTGAGAGTGCCCACTCGAGGTCACGAGGTTCGAGGAGAAGCTGTTTGCGGTCGTCTGCGAGACAGGCAATTGCACTAAGCTGGAGAAGAAAGAATGGGAGGCGAGCCTCCCACCCACGTGTAATAGAAGCTGGATTTGGTGGCTCGAGGCTCTCATACCACTGGCGATAGAAGTCCATAGCTTTCGGCGTCCACTGGATTTCGCCTGTGCGTTGTTGGATGTGACGAAGGAAAGCTGCACAACGACGGACTTTCTTCTCGATGTTTGGGCCTGACTGTGGGAAAGCAACTCGCTTTAGAGGCTCTTCGTTGTAGATAAAATGGAAGCGATTTGTGAAGCCTCCGCCTATTGCACTGTGTGGCATCATCTCTGCGAGCCACTCTGGAGTGCTGCCAGCAAGGATGGAGACACTCGGGCGTTCAATGTGGACTTCTCCCATGTGGCCTGTAACGTATGACCAGATTCCTTCTTTGGAGTCATAGATGCGAGTTAGGAATGTTAGGACGTTCATGTTGCGAGCTTCGAAAAGAGATGCGAATTCTGGAGCTACGATATACATGCTGCAATAGTTAATAGTTTGTGATTGGCCTTCAATTTGAACGTCTTCTTTTAGATTGCGTGCTAGGCAGTCTAAGATAGAACGCTCTGTTATACGATCTGGTGCAGTTGGAATGTCGTCGAGCATGTTTATGATTCGCATTAGAACATCGATGCTTTCACTTTTTCTATGTCCACTAGGGGCGACGAGGCAGATGTATTGGTGCAGCAGAATTCGTTTGCTTCCATACCATAGCCACAGTTTTGGCTGTGCCAGAGCTCCGACTGCGGAGATGGCACACCAAAGATTGAACTCCTCAGCACATTCAGTGTCTCTGGCATAGTCGAGATATTCTTCGAAGAATGCAGGGAGTTTACCTTGCATTTGCTAATTCCTCGAGATTGAGATGTTGCAGAAAGCGTTTCTTGTCTGTCCCAAAGATATGAATTTGCTTGATTGGTGCAAGTTCTACGACAATAAACTCGGTTATGACATCTGCCTTTGCAATAGCCTCGATTTCGCTTAGACATCCGTCGCTCTTGTAGAGTTCTGGGCATTGCAGAACTGCAAAGGTATTTGCGTGTTCAAGCCAAAAGTCATTAATGCCTTCCCAAAACTTTGGAGCAGGCTGTTGTGAAAACAGCATGTTTACGACTGTGTGTCCGTAGATGACTGGAGAGTAGACACTTAGTCCAAGATCGATTAACAACGCCGTTGCTTCTACAGCTTTTGAGAAAAGTCTCTCTGGGTCTTTTGTGTAAGGAGAGATTAGGTAGCAAGCTGTGTCTGCAACAACTGGATTTGGTTTGCAGAAGTTGACAGCTGCACCGCTTGGTGTGTTTAGTGTAAGCATTGTTGCCTCCTTATGGGTTGAAGGTTATGAGTTTTTCTGCGTTGCGGAAATCTATGTGAAGCCAGCTTACAAACAGCTCCAAACCTTTAATTTGCGGCCATTTACCAGTTAAGATATCGTTTCGGATTTCTTCGACGCCTGTTTCGAGAGGATGAAGGTCGAAAGCTCTGCCGAAACGATGTTGTGAAAGCCAAGAGCCAACATCACAATCAGGTGGTCTGTAGCCACAGTATTGAAGTGGGCCTCCCCAAGGCCAGTTGTTTACGAACATCTTTCCGTAAGTCTTACGGAAAGCATCTATTGTTTCAAGACCTACACGGTCGAATATTAGCCAAAGTTTGTCTCCGTAATGAGGATAGGTTTCTTCGTAGAAACGCTTAGGGAGAAGTTCCTTTAGGGAGAAGTATTTGCATTTATACATCGTTTACCTCCATTTCTGCCACAGTTTGTCTAACAGCATTTCAAGAAATATGTTTTGTTCGATGAGAGAAGATATGTATATTGAGTATGCAATAGAACAAACTACCAGCAGAATTCCTGTTGGAACAGCTCCGTTCAAAATCAGCCCTTCACCAATAAAGAGAATTAAGAATAGAGCAATCAATGCAATAAGCATACGTTACCTCCCTGTGTGTCCAAAGCCACCTTTGCCACGCTTTGTTTTAGACAGTTCTTTGCGAGAGACAAACTTCACGTCTGCAAATACAGCTGGACGGAGGATTAATTGTCCGATGCGTTCTCCAGGCAAAATTTGTTTGTATTCGGTTGTAGTGTTTTGTAGCCAGATGCAGACTTCACCTCTATAGTCTGGGTCTATTACGCCGATTCCATGTGGGATTGCAAAACCCTTCTTTGGTAGAGAGCTACGAAGTGCAAGATCAAAGTAGTAGCCTTCTGGTGGCTCGACAATAATGCCTGTTGGTATGAGCTTTACATCTCCAGGAGCAAAGCGGACTGTTCCATCAATTGCAGCAGCAATGTCGTAACCGACGCTGCCTTCGGTCTTGCGTTCGAATGTGGCTTTTGGATGCAATTTTGCTACTTTTATTTCCATACTTGTCTCCTTTACTCAAAAAGTAAGATTAGAATAACGACCAACAATAAAGCGGCTGCATGGACAAATTCGAAATGAATGCATATCCACGCAGCAGCAAAGATGAATGCACATTTAGCAAAAGCGTTCTTATGCATCCTTGAACTCCCTCATGCCTTCTGGATTGTCTTCTGGGTGATACTTGCCCCAATTCCTGCCTACTTTGCAGTCGGTTGGAAGAATTAGCTCACGAGTCTCGCCAGTCTCAAGACACTCAATTGGTATTGGGAACTCCATGAAACGACGAAGTGTCTCAGAGACCTCTGCAACTGCTTCAGGTTCGCAAATAGCTATCGCTTCATCATGAACTTGTAAGCAGAAAGACACCCACTTCTTGTCTTCAGTCCAATCATAGAAATCTACTATCGACTTGTTCAGTGCATCTGTAACAGTAGACTGTGGATAGAAAGCATATGCCTGACGGAATGTCTCGTTGTCTGTTATGCGTCCTGAGAAAACACGAACCAGACCAAAGGGATTTATTAGGCTGCGTGTTCTCATGACAATCTCACGAGTCTTCGCATGAAAGACATTCCTAATTTTGGGGTTGGCTGCGTGGTAGCGATTTAGCAATGTCTTAGCTTCAGCAGCACTAATCTCCATCTGGTCTGCAACAGTCTTCCAAGACATGTCATAGTTACCAGCATGTCGCATCCGCTTTCCGATTTGTCTGAGGTCATCGTCTATTTCTTCTATAGACTTGCCGAACATCAACGACGCTGTGAGCTTGTGAATGTCCATACCTTTCTCAAAGGCTTCCATTAGGACTGTGTCGTTACAGCGATACGCTACGACTCGTGCCTCAGCACCGCTATAGTCTCTAGCAACGAAGACCCAGTTCTTGATTGGTGGTCGAAATATGATACGCTGCTTCTTGTTACGATTCTGCAGATTTGTGCTGCTGAGGAAGAATAGCTTTGAAGACGACCATCGAGAACTGGCTGTTCCAGCAACATTATAGCCTGTGTGAATCCTACCTGTATGTGGGTCAGGTTCAATTTTCAGCTCTTTCGAATACAGCGAACTGAGTTTCTTCCACTCCTGATAGGTTTTTAGCCACTCTCTGTAGGCAGGATTCTTAGTCTTCCTTACAAGCTTCTTTATTGCATTTGCACCTGTAGAAATCTTACCTTTCTCTTTCTGAACAGGAAGTTGCCAGATGTCATACAGCAGTTTCTTAAGCTGCACAGGTGAATTGGGATTGAAGTCTTCCCCAGTCAGCATCTTCAATTTGCTCAGCAACACTTCCTGTTCATTCAAATTCTTCTCGACCAGTCTCCCAAGAGCTTCTCTATCCAGTTCCAACCCAAGTGTGCTAGCATGGACTGCAGGACGAAGTTCTCTTCGCTTATGCATCAGATAGTAATTCCACAAGTTGCTTTCTTTAAGCTCCTTCTCTAGCACTCCAAACAACTCCCATGTAGTCGTGCAGTCAAGAGCATTATATGTCAACTGGTCACTAGCACTCAGATACTTCCATCTCGGCACATCCAACCAGATACTTGCACAAAAGCCAAGACTCTTGTCTTGTTCCATTAGTAACAGATGATGCATTATCATCGTGTCATGAGGAAGGCCTATATCAAGCTGGTGTAGCATATACAGCCACTGTAACTCAAATGCTGCATTGTGACATATTAACTCAACACCACGTTTTAAACACAGCTTGTGGAGAAGATGGGTTGCTTCGGCTACGTTTTCGGGATTTAGGGAGATATTGACGGCTTTGTTTCTGTCCCAGGCGAGGCCGATAATTGTTGTGACCATGCGTTTTGTGTCGACCTCGATGTCTAGGGCTATGTGAGTGGATGGTGGATTTTTGCAGATGGCTTGGAAAGTATCGAAGTCGTCAATGTGAAGCTTGAGCTTTGGGTAGTTAAGAACCTTTTTGCCTTTCTTTGAGCCTAAGACGGCTTTCTTTAGGTCACAGAGAAAGGGGATATAGGTGCGTTGGTAGTCTCTCAGGACAGCTGCAGGATGGTAAGTCGGGAGAACTGGGATGCCTTTGTAATCTGTCCAGTAGCCACGTGCAGATTTGATGCTTGTCTCGCCAGTGAGACACTCGAGAGCTGTTGCACCGAGGGCGATGATTACGTCTGGTTGTGTAGCTTCGATGTCCTGTCGGACTTGACGGCTGTATTGTTCGAATAGGACAGTGTCCTTTACGACAGAAATGCGGTTTGCTGGAGGTCTCTGCCAGAAGACGTTGGCAATACGGACGTTTTTTCTGAGCACGCCGAAGCGTTGGAGAGAGCTGAAGAGAAGATGGCCGCTGCCACCGATGAAGGGTTGGCCTGCACGGTCTTCCTTCTCCCCAGGAGCCTCGCCGAGAATGTATATTTTGCCATGTATGCCTGTGTCTACGACAGAGCCAACTGGTGGTATAACTCTACCTAGTGTTATGTTCATTTCTTGACTCCTTTTGAAGGAACGAAGAGTTCCCTAGTTAGTAGGATGCAAGCTTCGTTAATGTCGAGACCCCAGACTTCAGACATGCCATAGTTGTAGGCGGCTCGGAGACTGCCTCCTACGCCACAGAATGGGTCGAGGAATGGTTTGCCAGGATATGCGAAAGTCTCGAGAAGTTCCTCCCACAAGCGGACTGGCTTTTCGGCTGGATGACGAAGCTTGTTCGAGGGGACTTTGGGGACGTTGAACACGTTGCCTCTGCCTTTGCGAGCTAGGGTTGCGTTCTTTCGTTTGTAGGCGAGAAGCATGAACTCGTAGCATGAAGATGGATAGTATTGAGGTGCACTTTGAGCTCCTGCAACACCCTTGACCCAAATCATAGGGACACGGTAGATGCGTTCGAAGCCTGCCTCCTCAGCATATGCTTTCCACAACGAGAAGTTGTCGATTGCACAGAAGGTTATGAGACGGCCGTCATCGGCAAGAAGCTCGTAGAAACGCTTGAACATCTTGAGCTGTTTATTTATTCGGTCTACAGAAGGTTTGTCGTCGTAAGCTGTTCCTGTTACATTTTGAACGACCTTGGCTGCTCCTAAAGATTCTACATCGATGCCCCAAGGAGGGTCTGTAAAGATAGCATGAAAGTGGTCTGTCGGAAGGTCATATGTGAAGAAGTCTCCCTTTTCGATTACGAGCTTTTGATTGGAGGATGAGACTCTAAGGACGGCTTTCTTTACGGCGTCTTCGACACGATTCTTTGTTCTGGCCATCTGACGAAGTTGAGCTTGAGTAAGTTTTGCTGCACGTTTCTGAATCTCTGGGTCGATCTCTACCATAGCCGTAATCTTCAATGCATCGTTGATAGTTGTAACGGAGACGCCTAGCTTGCGGGCTGTGTCACTAGCTGTCCACCTAGGCTTACCCTTCCGAAGCTCTTCGTGGATGTCACGAATGGCTTTGGCTTTCTCGACTGGCGTGAAGTCTTTACGGGAAATGTTCTCTACGAGTTCTATAGCTTTTGCACTCAAGCCGTCAAGCTTCTTTACAACCTTAGCTTCGATAGTGCGTCCCAGCTTCTGACAAGCACGAAGTCTTCGTTCTCCAGCAACAAGATAAAACTTCCCATCTCGTTCCTCGACTAGAATAGGTGTAATTTGGCCATTTTGCTCAATGCTGGCGGCAAGCTCAGAGATGTTGCCTAATTCTTTACGCATGCGTTCTTCTACAATAATCTCGTTTGGATTTAGTTTAAGAATCTTCACCTTCATTTCCTCCTTCTTCCTGCAATTTTGCAGCCAACGCAGCAATCTGCTCTACAAGACTTTTCTTTTTCGTCTTCTTCTTTCTTGACTTCTTTTGCAACGTCGTTTTCCTTACAGCTTCAAACGTAAAGCGTTCTTTCATGGCTGCAATTGTGAAGAATTCTGGGAGTTGAATGTCTTTTAATTGCATTTTATAGCTCCTTTTGGCGGGCTTGTTGCCCGCCTGAGTTTATGCAGTTACGCCATGAATACGAGAGATGCGTTCATAGACATCGCCAGTTTCACTGTCGACTTTGTGGATGACATCGATGGAGACATATGCGTTGCCCTTGAGAGAGTCGAGTTCTGCAGCTGGGTCTCCGTTTGGGTCGCCTCCTAGGCGTTTGATTGTTTGTTTGATACGGCGGATGCGGACTTCCCACTCTGTGCCTCTTCCAAAACGAGCTTTCTTGGTTTTGTCTTCCTCTTGAGGAAGGAAGAGGGAGTAGTTGATTGTGCTGCCGTCGACAGGTGTTCCGTCTGGGAATTGAAAGGTTGGATTGTCTTGAAGAGTGAAGACGAGAGTTAAGCGTGGGTAGTCTCCATCCATGCCATCTTCATACCAGTCTGTGAAGAGAGCGTTATAGGTTGCAGCTGGAAGGATTGGCGCTTTCTCGGATACGTCGTTGAAGTCTTGGGCTAAGTCTTTTAACAAGCTCATAATAAACCTCCTTAAATCAATTTGCTAGTTTTATTAAAGCCCGTAAGAGAGCTACAGTTGCAATCATTAAACGTTCAGAAGACAAAAGTTGTCCTTCTTCGTCAAAATCAAAATTTAAAGCATCATTCAAAGCATCGCAAGCAAGATTGACTTGGTCTAAAATCTTGTCCACTGTTTGTTTATCTATCATTTCTTGTCTCCTTGTTGCATGTGTTTAAGAAGCTCGGCATAGTCATTTGGAATGGTGTCTGGAATGGTGCGATAAAGAGAGCGAAGACGAGAGCGAGCTTTCTTGTAGCCTTGTGGAGCAAGTAGAAGTTGGTACTCGTTTTGTGTTGTCTGGCCTTTGCGAACAGGGTGAACGTCTGCGAAATAGACTTCATCGAAGTAGCCTGGGACGATTGCCTTCAGTTTTCCGCTGACAGAAGGAGTGGCGTTAATTTCGCCTGTGATGTCGTCCTTGTCATATTCGACATGGGAGATGCAGACAACGTTGCCGCTGAATTTCTTCAGTCGAGTAAGGATTTGATGTAAATAGGTCTTCACAAGAGGGTAATGGATGTTCCAGATTGGTGGAGTGTTCGGTGGTAGTGGCTTGATTGTGGTAGCTTGCTCCATACACCATTCGCTGCATGTTGTTGTGCTGTCTAAGACTAACGTCTTGAACTGGTTCTTGTTCGTTGTGATTGCTTCGTCAAGAAAGGCGATTAGCTTTGACCAACGAGTCTGAATAGGAGTATTCGGGTCTAGCATTTCGTTGTAAATGAAGACCTTCTTGCCTTCTTTGGCTGCATGCATGTAAGACAATTTTCCGTCATCAAAATCAAGGACGGCAATAGGGTCTGGAAAGGTGGAGGCGAACCACGATTTGCCTCTTCCGTAGTCTCCGAGGACGAGGCACTTTATCGTGATGTCATCGGATTTAGTTTCTTGTGTCAACCACATCACTAGCCTCCTCGTTTTTCTTTATTGTTACATGTAGTGTGTAAATGTGACCATGCCGTCTTACTGTAATTGGGTCGAGGTCAAGCTCGGCCTTGTCATCAAACAAGAAAGACTCTAACGCAGTTAAGATTTGGAAGCCAATCGTTACAGCTTTCATCATAGTTTTTGCTCTAAGCATCTTAATCCTCCTTTTCACAAATTGTTCCTACTTTTGCCATAAGTTCTAAAGATAAAAGACCTACTATAACAGCACGCATTAGCTTATCGACATGTTCCTTTGTAAACTCCTCGTTTCCATACAAGCAAATTCCTTTACCGACACTTCTGTCTATTCTGTCTAATGCTGCCCTAGCATCGTCAACAAATTTACTAAAGTCTTCCGTCATATCCATGTCATTCCTCCTTTGTTTAAAACGTTGTTTTATGTTAAGCTATAAGCTCAAACGGACGCCATTCCTCTATGCGGTAGCCTAGGTTGAGAGCCATTTCGATGTGGCTCTCGCTTGGAGGCTCTTTCCAGATGCGGTCTAGGAGAGGATGGAATTCGCAAACTCCACCACGAAAGCCACATGCGGATGGCTGGCAAGCCCAATTGTTTTCTTCAAGACGGCGTTCGACTTCAACGGCACATGCGACGTATCGCCAGAGCATCATTTCAAGGCGAGAGGGGGAGATGACTACAGGGGCGAGCTGTGTTTTGCAAGTCGGCTTGCCGAAAGCTCCGCTTTTGACCTTCCGCCTGATGTACTGGATGATGTTGAGATAGGCCATAGAGACTGGTTTGTTGTACTTTTGTGAGAGAGCCATGCAGTAGGAGGAGAGTTGAGTGTCTGCTTCGAGAGTTGTTAATAGCATGTTTGGAGACCAACCTGTTGTTTTGTGGTCTATAAGGCAGAGGTTTCCTGAGATGTCTTTGAAGACGAGGTCAGCACGGCAGATGTATGTCCAGTCTTTTGCAGGTTCTGGAAGCTGGAACTTGACGATTAGTTCTGTGCCGCAGACTTTGTCTATTTGCTGAGCAAGAAGCATCCAAGTTTCGGAGAACCAAAGGTTGGCGATGTGGACGAAGCTGTCTTCAGTGAAGTAGGTTTCTTGAGCGTCGTAAGGGTCTAGGTTCTCGAGACATTTGTTCCAGTAGAGGATTCCGCTTTCAATGAAGACTTCGGAGAGGACTTGGAGGTCATTCTCGCCGAGCATTATTTGGTCAAAGGTTTGTTCGAAAGCATAGTGAATGGACTTGCCAAAGAGGATTTTGGCATTCTCCTGTTGTTGAGTAAGGTGGGCGACGTAGCGAAGCCAATAATATCTTGGGCAACGCTCAAGTGCACCAGCCTTACTGTTATCTATCCATTTCTTTAAGTCCATTATTTGTCTCCTTTGAAATCCTTGTTAGGATTACTGTAACATCTCCGTCTGCTGTTGCAGACATCCCATGAATTTCGATGTCGTATAGATGCCTCCATTGGTTTAACTTTTGCTGAACACTGGAGGCATTGCCTTGGAGTACTCTAAATTCTATCCGTTTTTTCATTCGAAGACTCCTTGTCTGTACTGAAGAATTTTTTGTCAATGCGTCTCACTAAAGCGAAGACGTTGCCTCTTCCCCACTGGAAGACAGTTTCGACTTGTAAGACGTAGTTGTGTTTCCACTGGTTTAAGGCTTGCTGTAAAGCCTCAGGTGTCTTTATTACTACCTTATAGTCTACCATCTTAAGCTCCTTTACTTATCAAATCTTAGTCGTGAGAATTTAAGACGAAGAGGGATGCCCTCGTTCGAGAGCTCTTCGTACTTGATTTCAACGTAAGTGCCAATTAGGGTATCTCGGTTGAGCCAGATTGTTCGACGAGTCTCTTCGTCCAGGCCACTACAGGAAACTTCCCAACCATGCTTAGGGTGGCGAAGGCGAAGTGAGCCGAATGTGTCTTTGTGCATTGAGGTTGTAGCTGGGTTGAAGCCAACCAAGATTAAGTCCATTTCTTTCTCAGGTTTTAGTTTATACATGAAGCCTTCCTTTCGCCCAAAGCAATAAGGCTTGTCTAAGCGCAACATAAGGCCTTCATAGCCTTCATTGAGAAACATTTCGTAGTAGGCATCGATGGTTTCCTGGGTGAGAGGAATGTGTTCGTCAAATGTAATGGTCTGGACAAGTTTCAGTGGGGGTTTTACTTCAGATGAAATGCTGCGAATAATAGAGATGCGGTCTGAGAAACGTAGGTTTGACTGAAAGTCGAAAATATGGAATTCTAAGTAGTCTTTCGTAAGCTGCTGCTGTCTGACGTCGCCACTAAGTTTCTGCAACGGGACTCCGTGCTTGTAGATTTCTCCATCAAACTTCAGGTTCATTCCTAGTCTACGAATTGCATCTATAATGTGGGCGCAAGAGACGTCAAACGTCATCTTCCCACTTCCACTTACAAGAGTGGCTCCGTCCCAAAAGGAGCGAATGCCATTTAGTTTGCGTTGTATGAAAAAGCGTCTCTCCCTAGCTAGTAGTTTCTGCAGCTTTTCAGGAGAGAGCTTCTTAGCCTTCATAATTAATTCTCTGGACATTCTTTTCCTCCAGAAATTAGATAATTGACAAAATCTTTAGCTTCTTTCTCTGTCTTAAAAGAAAATGTTATAGGCATCTCGCTAGAATCCCAACAGTTCACAGTGTAGCTGGTCTCTGCATGCTTAGTTATAGAAATGAAAACAAGGGCTTCAACATTAAGCCATCCTTTGTCAACTTCAATAAACCTAGCCATTGTTCAACTCCCTTTCAAAAAGTCTTAGTCTTCTCTCTGCCTGACGAAATGTGTCATACGCACCTAGAGAGATAGGCTTCTCTCTTCCTTTCAACCAAGCATAGATTACAAACTCTCCAACATCATTCTGACGCAATATAATTGCATCAACTAAGTTCTTCCTTACAATCCCAGCCATTTCTGGTTTTACTTTAAAATTCAGATACATAACAATCCTCCTTTTTAAGCTAGAGATGCAACGTGGTTGCATCTCCAGGCTTTTGGTTTAAGACAATAGTCTTAACTCGTCTTCCGTAACTGGACGGTAGGCGGCTTCAAAGGTATCTTTTGGAGACCACGAGACGTAGCCATCAGGGTAGATTACCTTATAGCCTCGTGTGTCTTCATGGAAGTTTGTGTCTTCCATGAGATGCCACCTCGCAGTCTCTGCCACGAATCGTCCTAGAGTCATGGGAATGGCTCTGATGATTTTGCACCCGATGTAAAGTTGGAGTTTATTCATAGTTGACTCCTTGGCTGGAGCTAAGCTCCAGCCTTAGTTCCAGTTAAGCATTTAAGATTTCGTCGAGTTCTTTCTCACTGATTCCAGCTTCACGGATCTGGTCAGCAAGTTGCTTGGCGACCTGTTTCCTGATGTTGGCGGGTAGGCCTTTGAGCATGGCGACGGTCTGGGCTTTTACTGCTTCCTGCGTCCCTGTAGCCCTTGTGTTCCACTCGCCGTTGTAAAGTGCGTCTATCGTGTCTTTCATTCTGGAGATAGCTGTCTGAGTGTCTTTGCCTGCGGCTGCGTTCATGACCTTCCTTTTAGCTCCGAAGACCATGAACTCGTTTTTGATCTCCTGTGGGCACTTGTTGATGTCGAGCTCCAACACTTCGTCTGCGATTTTGAACTTGACATTAAGTCCCTCAACCTCAGTAGAAATTTGGTCTCTTTTTGCTTCTGACATAATCTGTCCTCCTTTTATTTAGTTTTGTTTTGTAGATATTTTTTCGGAACATTGGGTTGCAAGAGTGCTTGAGCGAGCTCCTGCGTCCTCTGTTCCGATGACAGCGAATTTAGCTTATTTAACGCAATGCAAAGTAGAGCTTCATTGTAGCTGGACATTGGTATGCCCATATCTTTTGCCTCTTCTTTCAGCACATTCAAATCCAGCACTTTGAAGCTTAGGTTTTGTGTTATAGCCATTTCTATCCTCCTAGCGTTCGCCCAGGTTATAAGAGTCCTTTATAACTGCGTCTCCAGTTTCATCAATTTCAACAAGTTCAACTGTGATAGGACGTTCTTTGTATATTTGAATTAGCCAGCGTCCATTGAGCTCTTCTTGTCTAATCTCCAAAGGGACGTCTAGAATCCCCTCGTCTTCAAGGGTTTTTCTGGCAGCCTTGAGCTGCCGCATCAGATTTTTTGCCTGAGACAACGAAGGGACTTGCAGCTGGAGGATTTGATTGTCCTCCAACCGCACTGCCTGCTCCATCAGATCTCTGATTTGGCCTTTTATCTTCATATCTTCCCCTTGTGCTTAATGTTATGGCAACCATAGCATAACACGTGTTAATTGTCAAGTATTAATTTTTCTGAAAACGTAACACAGTCACTCCATTCGTCTTCGTAGAAGGCTTCTTTCTCGAGTTGCTGACGCAGCTCAGAATAAAACTCCGTTTCATTTAAAGCCGTTTCGAAGAGTTCTGGGAGCGTGTCTGTTGCAAAGGTTTCTAGTTCGTTTAAAGATTGCATGGTTAGCCTCCTATTCTGTTTATTTTGATTAAGATGGAGAGGTAGAGGGAGTTTGTGAACTTGGCTGTATGTCTACAGTTTTGAGCATAGTGAGAGTCTGCATCGGTGCAGCAACCGTGGTTGGATGAGTAGAAGCATCTGACACAAAAGAGATTCAAAAGACCACAATGGATGCACGGAGGGCATGTGTCGCCGTCTAGGCCACAGCTGCCGTAGAAAATAAAGGAACGAAGCTTATACCAAACGGCTCTGGCGACCTGCATCGGCCAGTTCCAGATGGCATGGGCGTCCTCAAGAGTGAAATAGAGGGTGGGGTCGTCTAGGCAGAGGGCTTTGTAGAGCATGAACAGGACGAGTTTGTCGTTGTAGGTGATTTTGAAAGTCTTTTTGAGGATGAAGCGATAGAAGTCTTCTGTGAAGACCGCAGTCGTGCCTCGTTTTGGGTAGCGTTTGAGGAGAAATTTTTTGACAAAGGCGAAGTCAGAGGCAGGATGTCCACATTTACGATGTGTCTTGGCATAGAGGCAATCTCTACAGTCTACCAAAGCCTTGCGTATCGTGTCTCCGCAGAAAGGACAAACGTCTCCAGGCAGACCGCAAATGCCACAGTCGACTACTTGGCAGAGAGTATAGAAGAGTTTGTCTGGGCGTCTTAACTGGAGGATGTTATAGAAGTCGGCAGTGTTGAAGTAGATTGATGGGTCGAGGCCTTCACTGCGGAGGCGTTCTCGTTTAAGATACATAAATTTAATTAGTTGAAATTGGGCTCGTGTTATTTGCCTCATCTTCTAACTCCTTTGTTGCATATTCATAAATGTCTCTGTCAATAAGATTACATAATGTCTGAAGACAAGTGATGTCGTCTTTTGCCTTCGTTCTAAAGTTGTCTAAAAGCTCTGGCGGTCGGATGTTTAGGATGTCTCCGACAGTCGAGAGAACAAGGCCAGTCGTAGTCGCAATCTGCTTGCAAAGGAATATGACGATGTAAGCTCTACAGATGATGACTTCAAGTGCGGAGTCATCGCCGTCAAGATAGTCTGTGAGGAATTCACGAGAGAGTCTTGGGCTGACCGCCTTAAGTATGACAGCCTTGTCAAACAAATCTGTGATGGAGATTTCATTCTGCTTCATTTTCCAACTCCTTTTGGTTTATTTGGTTTATGATGTCTTTGTAGAAAGAGCTTGGTAGTGCAATGGCGTCGTCTCCAAACTTCTTGCGAAGTTTGTTTATTATCTGGGCATAATCGCTGAATGGAGAAAGACAATTCCCATGAACTTTGGCATAGGTGCAACGAGAACAAATGCTGCTATAAGCTAAACAAAATGGACAAACGTCCGAGTCGAGACCGCAGCTGTCACGGTTCAAGATAGCATCTTCTATGTCCTCCCAAATAAGACTTGACAAATGTATCGGTAAATTGTTAAGAGCGGCTTCGTCTTCTGGAGCAAAATATGCGGTCTCTTTAATATCAACTAGATTAGAAAGCTCTTTAGCTTTCGCCTTCATCAAAAGTATTAGTTTTTCTTTGCTGTTCATTGTCGTCTCCTTCTTTTTCTATTTTGTTTATTGTCTCTCTATACCATTCATTTGTTAAAAGTCTTGTTTCACAGCCAAGCTCACCATGCCTCTCGCCATAAGGACAATCACTGCAGTCAAATAAGTAACAGAATGGACACGTAGCTGCAGATAAACCAAAGTCGTTTCGCTTGAAGATGGCATCTTTTATCCTAAGCCAGATGTCTTTGGCTTCGTTCTCAGTCAAACTTCGCAAGTCGTGTTCGTCTTCTTTGCAGAAATAGTCGTTACAAAAAGACGCCTTGTTTTTCATAAAAGCAATAAGCTTCTCTGTATATTTCATAATGCCTCCCTCAGGGCAGGCATTCGCCTGCCCTTGTTAGCTTATTACAAATCCTTCTTGTTCAAAAACCTCCATAATCTGCCATACACCTTCTTCAACTTCTTCTGGCGGCTTAGGCAACTGCTTGTAACTAAAGGTTTTGCCGTCATGTCTTATTCCAAAGACTACGTGTCCTCCAGATGGAAGACGTTTGACTGCAACTATGCAGTCCGCAATGTCATTGCCACGGTTAATTATCTTTGCTGCATTCTCAAGATAGTTCTTTGTTTCTTGCTTCAATGCTACCTCCTTTGTTAGAGTTTCGGCCAAAAGTTTGTTTATAACCTCTGTCGCCAGCAAACGCCACTCTCCACAACGACGGATAGGAACGGCATCTAGTTTATGTAGCTCACAAAACTCAACTGCCTCGCTTTTAGTCTTAAAAACCAATTTATAAACCCACCCAGCTACGAGGGCTCTTTGACTAAAGCTTTTGAGAAAGCTAACGTCGTCCTCCAACGAAAGCTGACGACATTTTTCCATTTTTGCAATAAGAACTCCGTAGGCTGTCTTCGTAGGATTTTCCAACAGATGTGGAAAGAAGTTAAGTAGCGACAGGGACGGTCTTTTCTCATTAAGGCCGCAGATGAAGCAAAGCGACTCCTGGCAAGGTCTAAGATGCAAGCCATAAACGAAGAGCTTCAACTCTTCGCTCACGCCACTAACGCTGATGGCTTTCTTTTTTGTTAATACGGGAACGTATTCTAACATATTTCACCTCCTTAAAGAATGCTTTCTAAATAGTCCAGTTCGAGACCTGTGCAATTAATCCAGTGTTCTTCAGCATCAAAGAAATCTCCTTCTGCAATAGCTTCTTCTATTTCTTCACGAACCTCATTGAGGAAGGAAGAAGCTTCCTTAAGAGACATTCCGTCTCGTAGAGCGATTACGACTGCTGGGTCTCGAGACTCTTTCAAAGTCTCATAGCTTGTCTTTGGCCAACAGCTTTCACCATTGCCCTTGGCCATAGGACAATCAGAACACTGTCCATCGCAGCTCATAAAAAACTGTGCAGCCTCAAGCTGCAATTCTAGAGCCGTCTCTCTTACATTCATCTTTCGCCTCCTTTTAAAACAACGTTTTATTTAAAGACACAGAAGCGCCTTACGCCATAGATGTTTCCGTTTTCATCTCTAAGGGCGGAGTCTTCACCTGTGTCTGGACAGACGAAGGTGTCGACATTGAAACCCTTTAGGATAAGAGTGCGAATTAGCTTCGTGCGAAGGTGTGGAGAACGAGCTAAGGCTTCGCCAACTGGACGGGAGACGATTACGACAGTTGGCGAAGTAAGATTAGGAAGGTCTTCTGAAAGGACGACTGAGATGCCGTCTGTTGTCTTAGAGACAACAGAGACGCCTGCAACTGTGCCTGATGGCTCAGTTCTTTCCTGCAGGCGGATTGTGCCTGCAGAAGGAATAATTAGGACAAGCTCGTCGTCCCTATAAACGTTTACTGGATGGGGAGTGAGGTTAAGAAACATTTGCATTTCTGCCTCCTTTGTTTAAGCTTTATGACAAGTCTTGATTGCCTTGCCAAGTTTTGTTGACAGAGATATAACACGTGTTAGCAACAATTGCAAGTAGCAATTTAAAAAAGTTTGTGCACAGGTCGTTACACGAAACAGCGTTTTGGTAGCACAGCTGAACATCGCTCTCCCAAACTAAGCTCCAGCTTATTTGCATAAGGAGTCGAGGCAAGAGTCGTGCAGGCACGCCATCGAGGCAAGAAGCCCGCAGACGCACCAACAATCTCCCTTTAAAACGAAGTTTCAGATGCAGCTTTCGCTCTGTCTGCGTCTTCCCATCGCAAGAAGCCTGCATGGCATGCTAGAGCTAACATTAAAACGAAGTTGTAAACGCAGCTTTCGTCAACGTGAGAGAGACAGCTCCACCTTCGTTGCTTCCGTCGCAAGAGGCTCGCATAGCGTGCAAGTGTAGCTTACGTCTCTCGTCTTCCTTCGAGAAAGTCGTGTCGGGGAAGCTGTCTTTAAAACGAGGCGTTAAATGCAGTCGTAGTGGAGAGGCTGCGTTTAAAACGAGGTGTTAGCTACAGTCGTGGTGAGAGAGCTATAGAAACGCAGCTGGCGGTGAAGAAGGTCGTAGTGGAGAAGCTTAGAGAGAACGAGGCGAGAGGGTGGAGGTGTTTGGGTTAGGATGGCGAGAGGAAGGACAAATGTTTGGTTAAAATTTTTTGGAAAAAATTTTTATTTTTTAGTTGACAATTGTTGGCAAGTTTGATATTGTGCTTTTGGTTTTGGTTGAGGGATTGTTTAACGTTTAACAAAGGAGAAGGAAAATGGCTAAAAAACAAATCTTAAAGAACAGGATTAGCTTTGTGAATGGTAGCTATAAGCTGACCTATTTCGTCAATGTTGACGGGATTAAGAAAGAGATCGGCAGTTTCGAATCTGAAAACCTAGCTGAAATTGTTGCATGTCGTGAATTGTTGGCTAACTTGCCGAGCTTGGCAAGTAAGCTAGAAGCTTTGGAAAACTTGAAAAGCTGGTTTGAAAATCAGTTAACCAAGCTTGAGAAAAGAATTAAGAATTCAAAAACACAAAGCAAAGCTAAAAAAGAGGATAAAGAGGATAAGGATAAGGTCTTAAGGGATTTCTTAGCAAAGCTCGGTAAGTAAATCTGTCTTGGCCATCCATCTCGGATGGCCTTCTTTTGGTGCAAATCGTTCACACTGTTAACAATTGTTTCACGTGAAACACCAGGGGCATGACCCCAAGCAGGACGTGTTATGGAGCTATAAAGGTCTCTATTTGCGGAGGTAGATTTTACGAAGCATCTCCTAGAAGACTGTGTTTGAAACGCCGTTTCAAAGGGAGACGAGAGACGACGCCTCGGTGATGGGAGACGGAGAGGAGAAAGAGAAGCTCGAAATAAAACGAGTTTTATTTGCAGTACGACAAGTTGTGGCTGCGTTCGAAACGACGTTTTGTTTGAAGCAGGAGAGGGAGCATTGCAGGTTGAGGAGGACGAGGAGCTGCGTTTGGAACGTCGTTTTAGATGCATCTTCGGTTTGGGCTCGTTTGAAGTGGCTTCGATGCAGAAGGGCGGAGAGACAGGAGCTGGCTGGGCGGTGAACGGGCGGTCGGTAAGTTGCAGAAGCTTCGTTTTTGGGAGGCGGCGTTTTTAGAGCTTCGTCTTCATGTTGGAGGGAGAGCTTTGAGAGAGACACTTGGGAGGGAGCTTCGTTTTTTGGCTTTCATCTTCGGTGGGTTTGCTCTTGTGGGAGGACTGTGTTTGTAGGGAAGATGACGAAGCTTCATCATGGGACATGATGGACGGCTGTAAGCAGAGTGTCTAGAGGAGCTTCGTCTTTAGTCTTCGAGCCAGGAGTGCATCACTTAGACATGATGACGGAGCTTTGAGGTTGGCACTTGTTAACACGTGTTAACGTGTGTTGGCAAAGATGAAGCTCGACACAGCCGTCCAACACTATTCGTGTTGGAGCTTCGTCTTTCGTCTTCCGTGTTCTGTCAGTCCAACATGTAGACATGTTGAAGCTTCGTCTTCAGCATCCTTAGATGCTGGACGGCATGTTGAAGAAGCTTCGTCTTTCGTCTGCGTCGGACACTCAGCAGTCGTTTCCAGTATACGAAACTGCATAGAAGCGAGAGCGTCTTTCGTCGCCAGGTTTGCAGCATCCCTGATGCTGAAGCATCTATCTTCCAACTTCATCATGCCGCATGATGCAAATCAGAACCACGTCTCCTTCAGAAATACCTTCGTCTTCCGTCTCACGTCTTACATCCTAACAGCACTTATGGTGCTGAAGCTTATTCCTATATACAGAGAGAAAGTAGCGTCTTTGTCTTCCTGCCGTCCATCACCATAGGTGATGAAGCTCATTCTTACATATACACCCTCCTAACTGCAAACAAAACTTCGTTTCATTTCCAGCTGTGTTTAAAACGAAGTTTAAAAAGCAGCTTTGTTAGGAGCTGCGAGGTAGTTGGAAAATAAGAAATTTTAGGTCATTTAACGTGTTTTGTTACAAAACGTACCCATTTAGGCGGTGTTAGAGTCAGGCGGGAGCGGAAGCTGGGATGGTGGAGCTGGGAGTGAAACGGGTTTTATGTTCCCTCACTCATGTTTGTTTTGGTGTTTCGTTTGTTGTAAGGTGTTGGAATTATTAACACATGGTGCTGAGACGCTCAGAATTGGCCTTATTTCGTGCGTTTGTTTACGTGTGACCTAAACCACATGGAACGTGAGAAGGGTGGCTTAAATTGGCACTGGTAGCGCCTCACGGCCTATTGCTACAAACGACGAACGACACGATACAACAGGGTGAGGCTTGGCATAGTTTTTGCATGTCTCTTAAGACCCTCACTCATATATTATATTATAAAGACCCCCCCTCTCAAAAATTTCTCTCTCTAAAACACACGGCAAATTTTTTACTAAAACTTGTTTCTTTACAAAAAACCCACACAACAAAACGCACGCACACAAAAACACGAAAAAATTTATTAAATCTCTCTACTGAAACACAACAAAACCACAGCACAAAAACCTCAACTGCAATTAAAACGAAGTTTCAAAAACGGCTGTGCTTAAAACGAAGTTTAAAACGCAGCCGTTCAGCGTTGCCAACAATTGTTGGCAATAACAATTTGACATTTCTCTTGCCTTTTGTTACCTTGTAACTTAGAAACTAAAAAAGGAGCAAAGGCATGTTAGAGGAGTTCTTGAAAAGCGCTGCGAGACACATGACGGAGACAACCTCTCCACGAAGACTGGCTCAGAAGATCGCCGAAGACACAGGCATGGAGACAGAGGACGTCCAGCAACTATTCGAAGACCCTGAGAAGGCAGAAGCCTTTCTCGGAAGACGCTACCTCAAACTCTCCGCCCTTCTTGCTGATAATCTCGAAGATGCCATCTCCAGTGGCGAACTCACACCAGGAGACACAATTAGAGCCATCCCCGTCGTCAGCAAAACAGCACGCCTCTTCCTCGGTAAGTCCACGGAGACATTCTCTCTCGGAGATGCCCTCTTACGTGCCTTAGAAGAAGACAATGAGGAGGAATAACATGCAACCATTAGTCCAAACACCAAAACCTGAAAACAAAACGGGGTTGCAGACTCAGCAACCTGTTGTGCATGCGGACTTAATGAAGAGTTGGCAAGAGCTGTTGGTTAAGAGCCGTCTTTTAAGAGTTGGAGCTCAAGGAGATGCCCAGCAGGGACTTGGTTAAGGTATTTAGGCGATTTAAGACCTACTATAGAGAGCGTCCTGTTGAATTTGTGAAGGATTTGATTGGGGCGACTCCAACGTGGCAGCAAGAAGAGTTGCTACGAGCTTATGTTAAGCATAAGCAGATTGCTGTGCGAAGTGGCCACGGGACAGGAAAAGATTGTTGTGCTAGTTGGATTATTCTGCACTTTCTTTGCTGCTGGCCGAATGCTAGGGTTGTGGCTACGGCTCCGACATATAGGCAGTTGTATGATATTCTAAAATCTGAGGTTGTTAAGTGGTTGAAGAAGTCTCTCTTGAAAGACCTTTTTGAAGTGCAGAAGGATAAGATTTTTGTTAAAGGTTTTTCTGAAACTTGGTGGCTTCGCTTTGTTTCTATTTCTGCGAAGGCATCTCCCGAGGAGCAGGCAGAGACACTTGCTGGCTACCACGAAGACAATCTCTTAGCAATTATAGACGAGGCTTCTGGTGTGCCAGACCCAGTGTTTCTGCCTATTGAGAGCTTTCTTACGAAGGAGAACAACCGAGTCATAATGATTTCGAACCCTACGAGAGCTAGGGGTTATTTCTATGACGTCTTCAAGGTGCCGACGATAGCTAAGCTATGGCATCGTTTGCATTGGGACTCTGAGAAGAGTCCTAATGTGTCGAAGCAGTGGGTAGAACGGTATAGGAAGAAGTATGGTATAAATCATCCTGTTTACCAGGTTCGTGTTAAAGGTGAGTTCCCTGTAGGCGGAGACAATGTGCTTATTCCTCTTGACTGGGTGAGGCAGTGCGTTGAATATGACTTCGATGACATAGACATCGACGACGAGCGTCTTCCTGTTATTTGGGGCCTAGACGTTGCAAGATTTGGGAGCGACCAGACTGTCTTGACAAAAGTCGTTGGGCCATATGTCCAAACGCCTTTCGTCACGTATCACATGGATGGAGTCGATGTCGCAGAATGGGCAGCCGAGCATATTCAAGAAGACCTAAGACGCCTCGTAGGTGTTGCTATAGATGTAACAGGAGGAATTGGAGCTGGGCCTGCAGACCTCCTCCGCAGATGGTTCAAAGGCAAGATTTTTGATGTAAACTTCGCTTGGAAGGCATTTCATCCAGAGTTCTACTATCTGCTTCGGGATGAGCTATGGTGGAGAGCTAGAGACGCATGTGAGAAAATACGCTGGTCTCTTCCAGACTATCCAGAGCTTCTAGACGAGCTGTCTCTACCAAGTTTCAAAGAGCAGAGTGGAAGAATTAAGATTCAATCAAAGGACGAACTTCGCTCGAAAGGCTTCGGCTCTCCAGACCATGCAGACTCTCTAGTCTGCACACGCTATTTGGAGCGTGCCTCAGCTGTTGCACGAGTCGTTGCAGCAAGACGAATAAGAAGAAGGAAAAAACGTAACTGGAAGGTAGCATGAGCAAAAAAGAGACAAAAGTCAGTCCACTGGAATTTGTAGCTCGCAAAATAGGAGCAGAGACGTTGTCTGCATTCCCACAGCTCTCTAAGAACGAATTCCTCGACTACGCCGCTCCACTCTTACTTAGAGAATACCATGCGTCTACAGGCAAAACGTTGGACGACACAGATGCAGAACTAGCTGCATCTTACTTGGCTGAAACCTACGACATCTTCCATAAAGCTCGGAAGAAAACCTGGAAGCACTATGTCCCAGTAGCTGTTGGCACAGCAATAGCAACAGCTCTCGCCTATCTCGGCGTGAAGCGCACAAGTCTTGCTGAGAAACTAGCTGCAAAACTAGCCAAGAAGTTTGGCAGCAAGATAGAAGAAGCTGCACCCAAAGCTCTCGGCGAAGCCGAAAAGAATCTCCCTGCTGTAGCTCCACAAAACATCCCCACGCCCACAGTCATTCCTCAACCATCTCGAACTGCAACGGTGTTTTATCGAGAGACGCCTGTAGAGTCTGCGATGGCAAGACGGCATTTTATGCGGCCGAAGGCTTTGGCGGTGACTACGGGAGAGTATGGAACTATGGAAGCTGGAGGGAGAGAATTGCTTGGGTTGCCTGAGAGTCAGGCAGTTGGGATGGCAGGTGAAATTGAGACTGGAGCAAGAAGTCGAGAACATGCGATGGAGGCAATTAGAGCCATGAAAGATATGAAGTTTGTAAAGCCTGAAGACATAGATAGAGTCTTGAAAAACTATGAGTCGATTGTCTTTAAGGCGAGAAAGGGAAATAAAGATGTCTTAGAGACTGTAATCGAGGAACTTCGTAAAGGGGCTGAATAGTGAGAACTAAGACGAGGCTCGTTACACCAGAAGATAAGTTTTATGTTTGGTGGCAGCAGGCGGTTGACGTCTCGAGTGAGTTCTTTAATTGGGCAGAGAGAGCTTATGCATACTACGACGGAGACCAATGGTCGCCAGAAGATAGAGCTGCATTGGAAGCTGTAGGCCAACCTGCAATCGTGATTAACCATATTCGAGGCAAGATTAATCATCTCGTCGGTGTCGCTGCACAGCAAGACATCTCTATTCGCTGTAAGCCTAGAGGGAAGGCGGATGCTGACCTCGCATTCGTCGCTTCGTGTGTTTTAGATTACATTCAAGATGTGAATGATTGGAGGACAGCTGACATTCGAGCGTTTAAAGACAGCGTCATAACAGGACTCGGTTGGCTGGAGGCTCGGAAGGGATTGACGTTATTTAGAGACCCTATTAAAGTTGGTTGGGTTGACTATCGTGAAATTCTTGTTGACCCATATGCAAAAGAGCCTGGCTACGAAGACGCTCGGTTTTTGTTTCGTTATAGGTGGCTGGATGAGGATGCTGCCGTTGAGATGTTTCCAGAGGCTAAAAACATAATAGAAAACGTCGGTTACTCTTACAGGACGTCTTTCTTCGACAGAGCTGTCGACGTCCTCCCACTTAAGCTAACAGAAGGTTGGTATGACAGACGAAGAAAGAGAGTTCTTCTTGTAGAGCTACAATATAAACAGTTCGAGAATTGTCTTGTCTTTTGGGATGGAATGAGGGCACAGCCCTATAGCTCTCGCCTCCATGACGCTGCTGTTCGTCTTGGGAAAGGCTGGGTTCTGAAGATGCGCCTCCCAAGAGTTCGTGTCGCATTCCTTGTAGGCCCATATGTAATCTTTGATGAGCCCTCGCCATATTTACATGGTCGCTTTTGGTATATTCCTTACATTTGCTATGTAAACAGAAAAGGCGTCCCTTATGGAGTCGTCCGAAATCTAATCGACCCTCAGGACGAAATAAACAAGCGTCGTTCTAAAGCTTTACACTACTTAACTGCTCGCCGTGTCTTGGCGGAAGACGACGCCATAGATGACCCAGATGCTTTCATGGAAGAATTGGCATCTCCAGATGCCTTCCTCACCTATCGCAGAGGTTACAATGTTCAGATCGAAAACGACATGCAACTTGGCCGAGAGCACTTTGCAATTATGCAAGAAGCAGCTAACGAGATGCAGCAGATAAGTGGTATCTATCCAGATGCCTTTGGTCAGCCTACAAACGCAAGAACAGGTGTTGCCATTCAGACAAGGACAGCTAATACACAAGCTTCACTCGCCGACATCTTCTCAAATCGCCTTACCGCCATCAAAGCTCTTGGAGAAATCGAGCTGGCTCTTGCAAAGCAGTTCTACACACCAGACTTCGTATCCCAAATCATAGACGACAATCCACAAGCAATGTCCGCCTCATTGCGTGTCCAACAGACTCCAGAAGGCGAGATTATCCTTCGCAATGACATTGCGTCTCTGGACGCAGACATCTCCGTAGAGGTCGGCCCCTCAGTCAACGAACGTCGCCTCGCAATGACGCAGCTCGTGGAGCTAATGAAGTCAATGCCGCCCGAGGCTGCAATACTCATGCTAGACATGGTAGTCGACCTGTCGGACGTCAAGGACAAAGACACCATAAAGCAACGTCTCGCAGTCGTTCAACAAGCACTATTACAAAGACTAACAACAGGAGGACAGAACAATGAAGACACCAGAGGAAATAATTCTTGAAGATTTAGAAAAACAGCTTGAAGGAGAGACTGAGCAGAAAGAGAACGAAAACGAAGAACAGAAAACTCCAGAACAGAAATCTGCTCCACAACAAGACTCTGAATACTTAAAGAAACTCGATGAGCTAAAAAGCCTAATCACCCAAACACTGCAAACTCAGCAGCAACAGCAGCAAGCTGAAGATAAAACGAAGTTGCAAAGTGATGAGGTTTTGGAGAGGCTGAAGAGAATGACTCCAGCAGAGAGGGCGGAGTGGGCAACTCAGAATGGCCAGATGGGCGTGTTGAAGCTTATGGAGCTGCAAGACCAGCTGTATAGAGAGGAATTGGAGAAAGTTAAAGGAGAGGCTAAGACCAGTGTGCATGAGAGTATTGTAGACGAGTGGGCAGCGAAGAATGAGGATTTGTTTAAAGATGAGGAGCTTGCTGGAATCGTAGAGGGGATTGAGAGAACGCTGTTGAGGAAAGCTGGTGTTACGTCTTATAAGGAGCTATCTCCAGGGGCTTTGAGGAAGCACCTTGAGACGGTTGAGAAGAAAGCGAAGGAGATTGCAAAGAAGCTTGGGAAGCTGGAGGAGAAGAAGGAAGACAAAGACAAGGATGATGACAAGCGTTTAGACACAGCGTTTCGCTCTATTGGTGATGTTAGTGGAGTTGCTGGTGAGAAGGAGAATTTTATTGATGTGACTAAGCTAAGCGGCTTCGATTTGGAGTCGCTTCCCTTAGATAAACTAAAACAACTAGAACAAAAATTATTAATGCAGTAAGGAGGTAAAGCAATGGCAAGAACTGTTATTCCTGTAGGTGACCCAAAGGCCAAGGTAATCTATTCTGCGTTCCTTGCGAAGGAGTTTGCTGGACAGAGCTTCTTCGTTGGAATGCTTTCTGCAAGCGACTTCGAGCAGAGGACAAAGCAGTCTTACTTAAGCACAAGTCCAAATATGCCTATTCAGAGGCTGCGTGACTTGGAGTCTTCACAAGGTGATACAATTAAGTTTGACTTGGTAGCACAGTTGGGAGGTCAGCCAACATACGGAGACAATCAGTTAAAGGGTAAGGAAGAGAAGCTGACGTTCTATACCGACGAAGTGAAGATTGAACAGGTAAGACACGGTGTTGACACTGGTGGAAGAATGTCCAAGAAAAGGACAATTCATGACTTGAGGAAGATTGCAAAAGACAGGCTTGTTACTTGGCTTGCTAGGTTTTATGACGAGAGCATTATGTGCTATTTAGCTGGGACTCGTGGTATTGCAACTAATAACTGGTTGTTAGATACTAGTTTTAGCGGCTTTGGTGGGAATCCTCTGCAAGCGCCTGATGAAGACCATATTCTTGGCATTCATGACGGAAGCATAACTAGTGACATCGACGACATCGATGCAGACGATAAGTTCTCTCTTGCATATCTCGAGGAGCTTGACTATAAGCTGTCTCAGATGGAGAATGCACCACAGCCTCTTTATGACAAGGACGAACCTTACTATGTAATCTTAATGCACTCCGCAGCTAAGAAACAACTCCGCACAAGCACAAGTACAAATGATTGGATGGACATTCAGAAGAATGCTGGTGTTCAAGGAAGCGACAATCCAATCTTCAAAGGAGCTCTCGGACGCTATGGTAAGTTTGTATTGCATGATTATGGCAAAGTTCCTATTACCAAGAATACTGGTGACGTGACTGTTGCAAGAACACTGTGCCTCGGAGCACAAGCTGCAGTTATCGCTTGGGGTGATGCAGGAAACGAATTTCAGTATAACTGGCACGAAGAGCTGGAGGACAGAGGAAACGTCTTAGTCGTCGACATCGACTTCATTTGTGGCATCAAAAAGACTCGCTTCAATGGAAAAGACTTTGGTGTAATCACTTTGCCTCATGCTATATAATGGAGCTAACTAATGCCAATACCAAAACCTAAGCAAAAAGAAACGAAGGAGCACTACATAGCTCGTTTCATGAAGAATGCTATAATGCAGGATGAGTTCAAGGATAGAAAACAGCGTCTTGCAGTGGCTTATGCCACTTGGAGACGCAAGCATAAAGACAATAAGAGGAGGAAAAAATGACAGTTTTTACTGCAGATACTTATAATGCACAGTCTCTTTCTACAGACAGTGGTAATGTTCTTGTAGAAAGGATGACTTTCTCCAGGACTTCTGCCTTGGCTGATGGAGATGAGATTCTTCTTGGCAAGCTGCCACCTTTCGTAACTCCAATTAAGTTGTCTATAAAACAGTCTAATCTCGGCAGCGCTAAGACCGATATTAAAATCGGAGACGATGTTGCTGTTGCTGACGTTACAATTGACGATGACTATCTCGTAACGAACATCTCCAAATCCGAGTCCGAAGAGCGTGACGTCAAAGCTGTAATCAAGAGTGCTTCTACTTCAGCCAACTTTTCCATAGTTGTCGACCTTTATTATGTCACAACGGAGCTGGAGTAACAAATGCCCTCTTACAATGACCTAGTTGCAGAAATTTCTAGAGAGCTTAACCGCCCAGACTTAAATAACTCAATCCCAGACATGATTCGACGTGCCGAGCAGCTAGTTTGGGCGGATGTTACAGGCTCTTGGTTAGAGCAACAAATTTCTCTGTTGACGACAGCTGACGTCTCCGAATACTCCGTCCCTGAGCTTTCTCTCCTAATTCGACCAATCTATTGCATCTATGACGAAGACACATTCCTAACGCTAGCTCCAAGCCGTCTGCGTGACCCAATCTCGAAACAAAACGAGGTTTCAAATGTGCCTGAGTATTGTGTCTATAGTGTTGGAGAACAGAAGTTATGGCTGTATCCAGCTCCGAATGAAGACGGAAAAGATGTGCTGTTTGTTGGAGACTTTAGGGATGCTTCGTTACAGGCTGGGGATGATGAGACTACGAATAGATTACTGTTGCATTGTTATGAGCTGTTGGTGCTGAGGGCGCTGATGTGTGTTGTTGACTCGAGAATTCAGATTTGGGAGAAGCAATATGTTGAGTTGCTTAGTTCTAAGAGGCGTCAGTGGATTAAGGAGAGGAAGACTGGGTTTATGAGGAATGCTGTGAGGAGGTGGTTCTAATGACAGGACAGGACTTGATTAAAGAAATATTGATGTTTGTGCCTGAGGTAAGAGGCAGCGTTGATACTGTGAAGACATGGATAAATCAAGCGATTAGGGATATTGAGTCAATTGAGGACTGGGAGTATATGATTACTATAAAGAAAGGGGTTGCTGCTAGTGAGATTCAGCCTCCATTAGATATGTCTTCAGACAGACCTAAACGTGTCTTCGACTTTTTTATTGTTGGAAGGCAGCTTACTCCAATTGAGCCTTTTAGTGAGTTTAGTAAGATAGCTCTTGGTGGAAGTGGTTATGTGTTCTATGGATTGGAGAATGATAGGTTGCATTGGAGACCAGCTACACCAATTTCAGCAGGAACTAGCTATGAGATTAGATTTTATGCAAGAAGTGCTGAGGTTGACGAGAACACAAGTGATAACTGGTTGTTGAATAATGCTTATAGCTTGGTCAAGTATAAAGCATTGATGCATGCTGCAGCCTATACAAAGAATGTTGATATGCTTCAGCAATATGGTGGATTGTATCAACTTGAGCTGGAGACATTGAGACGCAGATTTGGGATTATGACAGATGCTGAGAAACAGATATTTGCTGCAAGTACACAGCAGACTATGTTAGGGAGTAGCAAATAATGGGATGCTTTATTCCATACAGAAGACAGGAATGGGTAGAATGGACAAAGCCACTTTGTGGTTGTGATGTCTTCAATGATGGCTCGTGTATTGGGTGGTGGGGATTCGATGGTAGCTACGATGATTCCTGCAATTTGCATTATATGGAATATATGAATCCGTATGTTCCTGACCCTGTTTATGCTGGAGGATTTGTTGGAGGTTGCATTAATAATGAAATAGCTGCATTACCTAGGATTGAAGGCTTTGGATTTAGGCCATATGCACTACCAATTACGTCGACATTTTGGTTTAAAATGTCTGCTGCAGAAGATACTGTAATTAAGATTGGTAGTGTTGGGAACTTCACAACTGCTCCGAGATCTGGAGTTTTGCAATATGCTTGGAAGTATGCTATTTTTATTGATAAAGCAAGCAGCTTATTCGTTACAGAGCTGATTATGGATTTAAGCGAAGGCTATCCTCAGGAGTATTATGATGTGTCAGCATCTGTGCCGAGTCTCGACGAGTGGCATTTTTTCTGTGTAACTGTTGAGGCAACTAGAATTACAAATTGGGTATTAACTGTTGACGGAGACATTGCTGATGAACAAAGCACAGACATTTCATTAATAGAATATCCATACTTATGCGATGAACAGTTTTTGTTTAATATGGATGCACATCCAGAAGTAGATGGTTCTATCTGGTTTGATCAGTATCGTATGTTTAGTAGAAAGCTTTCACAAGAAGAGCTATATAGATTGTGTATGGAAGACAGAGAGTTACCTATTGGAGGCGGAGGTGGTAGATGATTAAACCCATAAACATTACAACGACTAAAGGTTTGCAAGCTCCAGTGCGCTCGCTGACAGACAGCATGCTTCTGCCAGAAGGTTCTCTTGTTAAGGCTAAGAACTGCACATTTCTTCCAAATCAATATCTGGCACTCTGGAGACCTTTATTTGTTGACAAAGGTTCTCTTGTAGAAAACGAAGACGAGACAGTCGTCATGGCTTGTGTTGATTGTGGGTATCTTGCCTTTGTAACGTTTCTTAATGACACATATAGATTTTACTTATATGAAACAGAGGACTTGCAGGACGAAGTATTTACTGTAGGTGCTGTTGCAACAATTCATGCCTCTGCAGCAGATTGTGGAATTGCTTTTGGTGGTGGATATGCATTCTTGGCTATTGAAGGCGAGTCTCCAGTTATGGTTCATCTAACAGACAAAGCTGTATACAGAGGAGGCTCGATTCTTTATACTGAAGCCAGCAGTTCTCCACCGCTTGAGATTTCTCCATATGTTGGACAAGAAGCACTTATCACTAAAATTGAAGTAGACGAGAGCTGTGTCTTATCGAAGGTATTGGTCTTTCTGTCACGTAGTGAACCAGATGTTTTCGGCAAGGGAGTTCTTGTTGTCTATGTAAACGGTATATTCAAAGCAGCATCCATTGATGTTGCTTACTATGGAAGTCTGCCAGACAAGAAGTCTACACTGCCATCTGGTGAGTCTGCTTATTATCCCGTAGAGTTTCAGCTTGGAGACGACGTGCCTTTAGCACCAGGAGATGTCGTTGAATTTAAATTGAAGACCGATGATTTAACACCTTCTTTTACAGGCGAAACGAAATTGTATGTAGAAAAATGCTTAACAAAGAAAGAGTTTCTTGGCCATATTACTGGAAGCGATGTGCATATACATGTAAACGGAACGCATCATCCAAAAGGTGGATTTTGTGTATACGGACAAGGAAGAGTTTTCATAGCAGAAGAAAAAGGAGACGTCTACTCTTCAGACCCTTTATTTCCTGGAGTATTTGATGGGTTCGTTAGAACTGGGTTGCAGCTTGTTGGTCTTGCATGCAAAGACAACAATGTCTTGGCATTCAGTGAGTGCAAGTGTTCAATAATATCTGGAACATGGCCAGATATGCTTGAAGGTGTTGATGAAAAGGCTTATAAAGTTAGTGGGCAACATGGTCTCTTATTTGTAGAGGATACGCTATTTCTAAGCTGGGGAGGAACATTGTCTATCTTTGGAGGAAAGCCAATACTAAATCCATTTGTTGCAGAGCCAACAGTAAAGGCAACTTTGTGCTACTATAGAAGACTTAACTTACTAGTGATGGCTTTGCAAAATGAAGGTATTCATGTTGCTTATCAGCTAAACGGACTGATGGCTACAACATGGGAGATAAATGAGGTTTATGATGGCGAGCTAATAACAATATTCGGAGACTATGCTCTTTTTACAAATGGCCACTTCTACGAGCTTTCTTTCGAGTCTTTTTCAGAAAGCCAAGAGGGTTATCCTATAGCATACGAAGTTGAAGTCTTAACAAAGGCTGTAAACTGTGGTATGACGTCGCAATTTGATAGAATGCTTGTTCATAGCGGATGTAATGGGCCAGGCTCAGTGACATTGCTTTATTGTTGTGACTGTCCAAATATCGATGGCTGGAGTACACACGGTGCGATGTTACCATACAGCCAGTGGAAAGAGGCAACTGTTCGGTTTCCTTCTGTAAGTCAAGAAGAGAATCCTGTTTGTGAAATAACTTTTGGAAGCGGTTTGGCTACAGCTGTAGATAATATTGCTGCTCTTTACAGACATCCGATAAATTGCTTTACTTTTAAAGATTGCCCTAGTGGCTGGGCAGTTGCTGTAGACATAAAGCTTGATGCAACAGCACCAAAGTCAATAGGCACTTTGCTTGGAGGCTTCTCTTTATCTGTAACAAATCAGCAACCAAGAATAGGGTTTGCAGTATGAAACAAATAGGTGGCTTAAAGCCAAGAGTTCATATGCTTGAAAAAGAGCTTAAGAAAAATAAAAAGAAAACAGCTTGGAGTGTAACCTTTGTAAATGCTACAGAACAGTCTGTAACTCCAGTAGCTAGAAAACTGGCTATAAAATATAGCCTTCTTCTAGGGAGCTAACACATGGCTTTAGACAGAGAAACAATCACAGCTGCAAATACAACTTCGTTTCAAGAACAGGCGAGTGCTGGGCCATACGTTATTGTGACTTTGACAGTGGAGAATGAGAGTGGTGCTGAGGTTACAGTGACATGTAAAGTCAATGGTGTTCCCTTTGTGAAAGACTATAGTGTACCAGATGGAAATACATTTATTTGGGATAAGAAGATACTTTTGTCTGATGGTAGTATGATTTCTATCGAATCTAGCGGAAGTGTAAATGTTGTTTTAATGGGTATGCTGATATGAGATACAGCAGGCAAGAGCAGGCATATATTGTTGGTGAATTTACTAGTGGTGACACTGTAACAGTATCGATTTATAGACTTAGTGACAATGCTCTTGTTGTCGACTCAGATATTTGTACTGAGATAGGCAACTCTGGATTTTTTAAATTCTTATTTAGTCAGGAAGTAAGCCAACAAGAGACTTTTCTTTGGATAATGACAAACGGAAGTGTCTTAAGAAGTGGCATGCTTGTTTTTGGTGGTTATATGGATGCTGTAGACAGCAGTCTTACAAAGCATCGTGCTGCTACAGAGGAGAGTAGATTTTTGTTAAAACCAAGACAAGAAACTGTAATTGTCGTACCACCTGAGGAACCAGCCTTCTTATTGACTGAAGACGGAGACTTTTTACTGACAGAGTCAGGCGACTATATAATTACGGAGGGCTAAATGGCAGAAGTTAAGATAAGTGAAATTGCATCATTGCTAAACATAATTACAAGAGAGACTTTGGTTGCAGTTGCTGAGGACGACGGCTCTGGTGGATATGTGACGAAGAAAGTTGACTTAAGAATTCTTGATAAAGTTAAAATTTGTGACAGCATTGGTAACTTTCCTGCAACCGGGTCTTCGGACACAATATATGTTGCAAGAGACTTTAGGAGTTTATATATTTGGGATAGCACTGGTGGTTCATATTTGAGACTTGCTGATGACGCAGCTACATTGGATGGCAAAGATAGCTCATTTTACAGAAATGGAGACAATATCGTATATGACAATACAGCCTCTGGCTTGTCAGCTACTAGTGTACAATCTGCTATAGATGAGCTTGATGGAAATGTAGACTCTCTTAGCTCTAATCTAGATTCGCATATCAGCAACACAAGCAATCCACACAATGTGACTGCATCACAGATCGGTGGCTCAAATATTCTAGCCGAGCTGTTGGAAGTAGACGGAGCTGGTTCTGGTTTAGATGCTGATTTGTTTGACGGAAAGGACTCAGATTTTTATAAAGATGCTGGCAACATTGTATATGACAATGCTACATCTGGTTTGGCATCTACGAACGTTCAGGCTGCCATAGATGAGATTGACGATAGGCTTGATAATGTAACTACGCCAGATGCGTCGTCTGTAGAGTATGATAATACAAGTTCTGGGCTTACAGCAACAAATGTGCAGTCTGCAATTGACGAGCTTGATAGTGCACTTGACAATGTCTCTGCTCCAGAGGCATCTGACGTCGAATACGACAATGCCAGTAGTGGACTGAGTGCTACGAATGTCCAAAGTGCAATCGACGAGATGGATGGTCGTATGGATACTGCTGAGTCGAATATAGCTTCTCATGTAGCAGATGTAAGTAACCCGCACAATGTAGTCGCAGCACAAACTGGTTATGACAATACTACTAGTAGTTTGTCTGCAGAAAATGTTCAAGATGCAATAGATGAGGTTGAAGCTCGTGTAGAAAAGATTGAAGATGGTAGCACCATTGTTCCTGAGGCGGCTAATGCAGCTAAGTTGAATAACTTAGGTAGTGATAGGTTTCTGAATCGTGGCGGTGCTGGTACAGAGTATGATGTAGGTGAGAATACAATAGTGTTTGCTGAGAAAGATAATACGATTTCTTCAGGAACGGTTACTGTTGACTGGCGGACAAGCAATAAGCAAACAATAACAGTAACGGAAGACATAACAGTGTCATTCATAGATCCGTCTGGTGCATGTAGTCTGATTTTAAAGCTAGAACAAGATGCAACTGGTGGGCACTCAGTAACTTTACCAACAATGTTGACAGCAGGAGGGTCAGGCATAACATTGACAACAAATCCAAATGCAATAGACTTGTTGGCTTTATATTTTGACGGAAGTAATTACATTGCATCTGTTTTAAATGATATTAAGTAGGAGATATGAAAATGAAAATAAGACTGTCGAGTCCAACGTATTCTTATTTAGAAAACGGCCTCTCTAATCTAACTTG